TTTTTATCGCCGAAGAGACAGGCACAAGCGCGGCCTTGTCGAGATCGTTGCAGGCATCGAAACAGGCCTGGATAAAGCCGTCCCATTCCCTATCCCAGTTTCTTGGGTCAAGTTCAATGCCATGCATACGGTCAAGCCATGCGCGGAACGACTCAGGGCTTGGGCAAGGATCAACACCTTCGCTCTGCCCGCCCTGATGCATGCGACGGTACCGGAACAAGACTCCCGCAGCGACATAGCGCGCCTTCTCGAATTTCTTCGTGTACATCCTTGGGCCAGTGTCGTACGCAACCCTGAACACGATCTCTTCCGCAGCCTCTTTGTCGTCTTCGCCAGCCATCGGGCTGTACATGTGATTGCCGAACACCTTCAGATGCGCCGGGAGGGTATCGATCGCCTTTTGAATCACGCCGGCGAGCGCCTGATGAACAGCCCGAGGAGTGCTAATGTCGCGCTCAGTCCTGGTCTGGTGGATTCCTGGCACGAAGGTGTGCTGGCTGTAGGAGACAGCATCCCCATCATCGTCGATCTCGGTGATGCGGCGCCCGGACATATCCGCCAGCCTCGACAATTCCAAGAGCAGCTCGCTCCGCCGCCTCAGCCATGCCGCTGTTCCAAGGGGTATAGAACGCATCGTGCCAGGCGATACGTGCACTATTCAGATTCATTTCCCTTCCCCCTTAATCAGCCCGTATTCACGAAGGATTGCCCACTGCTGGGCGATGTATTCGGCTAGCGTCATGCCGGCTTTGCCTCCTTGCAGAAGGCGGTGGCGACGATCAGGAACTGCACCATGAAGGCGGAGGCGCCAAGCATTGGATGCCCGCTGAAGATCAGGGCATAGACGTAGAAGATGGATGGTAGGAGCTGAATCCAGAAGGTCCGGCGGATGCGCGCACTGACCTCGTCCTTGACCATGCCGAGGAGCATCCCGATCCAGGAAAGAACGTTCATGATGACGCAGACGTAGAAGGCGAACTGCGATAGCTGGCCGATGCCGGACAGCAGGGAAAGGCTCAGCGTCATGCTGATGATGATCGAGATGGTGGTTTTCATCAGGCAGTCCTCTTTTTCAGCTCGCGCAGCTTGGCGCGGTACTCGGCGGTGATCGCCTTCAGTTCGTCGTTGGTGTACTTGCGGGGACGGTGATCGGTTTCCAGAGCCTCTACAGCTTCCAGGCCGATGCGTTCGATCAAGCCCTCACGGAAGCCCTGGGAAACGGTAAGCCCCTTCCTGGCGTACTTGCTTGAGCCCGCGTTACAGGCCTTGCATTGAAGCCATATGTTGGATGGATCCAGGCGGTGCTCGGGCCTTGCCCCCTTGCCGAGAAAATGCCCTGCGTCGAATGCACCTCCAGTCTTCCAGCCTTGTTCGGCTAGTACCTCGGCCTGAGACTTGCCGCAGCTTATGCAGCCGCTGCCGATGGAAAGTTCGTAGGTTCGCCGGTAGTCACGAACCGCCTTCTCGGCATCCTTCACGAAATCGCTGTGATTCTTCAGCTTCTCCTTACGCGCCTTGATCTCCCGGCGGTTGCGGTCGGCGATGGCCTTCCGCGCCGGCTTGGCGTGCTTGTCCTTGATGGCCAGGGCGCAGGACGGCGAGCAGACGCGCTGCCCGAAACGCTGCGGGATGAACTCTTTGCCGCAGGCTGGGTTCTGGCACTTCCTGGGCTTCGAACTGCGGACGGAAAGCGTCATGCAATGCCCTCCTCTGCTTCCTCGCGCAGTGCGTCAATGGCGTACTGCGGGACGACGTAGCCCAGCCCTTTCAGATACTCCAGTCGGTCCGCACATGTAGTGGTCAACCCATCCCGGACAGTGGGTTAAGTTTTTCTTCGGCCACCGCAGGCGGTAGCCCATCGTTGAATTGATGCGGCCTGATCCAGTTGTAGCGGTGCATCAGGTAATGACTGATGTCCCGTTGGGCCTCCTGAGCTGTCAGGTAACCGGTCGGTGGAATCCACTCCGATTTCAAACTGCGGAACAATCGCTCCATCGGCGAGTTATCCCAGCAGTTGCCCCGGCGGCTCATGCTCTGTTCCATCCGATATCGCCACAACCGTTGCCGAAACAGGCGGCTAGCGTATTGGCTGCCCTGATCGGAATGAAACAGTACCTGCTGCGGTTTGCCACGCTGTTCGTAGGCCATGTCCAGCGCCTTGATCACCAACTCAGCATCCGGCTTGGCAGAAATCGCCCAGCCGACTACTCGTCTTGTATGCAGATCCAACACCGCCGCTAAGTAATGCCAGCGACCTTGTGCCCAGATGTAGGTGATGTCGCCGCACCACACCTGATTGGGGCGCTCAGTGGTGAACTCGCGGTTCAGCCGGTTCGGGATATCTGGTCGCTCAACCGTAGCCTGCTTGTATGCGTGCGAGCCTGGCTGCTTGCTGACCAAGCCCAACTCACGCATCAACCGACGCACACGAAAACGGCCAATGCTGACGCCATCCTCACGCAGCATACCCAGAATGCTGCGACTGCCAGCCGATCCTCGACTCTGGTTGAACAGCTGATTGACCTGACTGCGCAGGGCAACCCGGCGTGCATCAACACGGCAGCGTCGAAGCCGATGGGCGTAGTAGCAAGACCGCACCACGCCGAAGGCTGAACAGACCACTTCCACCGACTCCCGCTCACTTAACTGGTCTATCAGCGCGTACGATTGAACTCGTCCGACATCAAGAGAGCGGTAGCCTTTTTTAGGATCGCTTTCTCCCGTTCCAGTCGGTCGATCCTGGCTTCCAGCTCCTGGATTTTCTGCTGTTCGGGCGTCAGTGCTTTGCTCTTCGGGGTAACGCCCACGCGCTCCTCTTGAAGCTGTTTTACCCATCGGCGCAGGGCCGACTCAACCACTCCCAGTGAACGAGCTGCTTCGATATGGCTGTAGCCCTGATCGAGCACCAGGCAGGCGGCCTCTCGTTTGAACTCGGGCGTAAAGGAACGACGTTGCTTGGTCATCAGACACCTCTCTATGGCGAGCATTCTCGCCCTAAATGGGTGTCCGGAATCAGTAGACCACTACAACAGGCCTCTTGATCGGCGTCATCGAAGCTGTCGCCGTCGTGTGGAAGACCGATCAGCACACGATCAGCCGCATCAACCATTGCCATTACCTGGTTGAGGCGCGCCAAGAACTGGTCAACGTACTCCGGCTCGAAAGGAACCAGGGCAGGCAGTTCATCCTTGAAAACCACCCTATTGGCGGCAACGTGAGTGACAAATCCACCGGCTACGCTTTCGTAGACGTAAACATCGCACTGGAAATCATCGCTGCTCCAACGGCAGTAGCTCATGCCTCCACCCCCTTCGCCTTCTGCTGCTCGGGCTGGAAGTCGCCGCGCAGGGGCATGAGATACCGTTCAGGTATGTAGAGCCTGTCTCCTTCATGGAGCACCCACCAAGCTGGCCGAATCACCCGAAAGGTCTGGCCGTCTTCGGCAAACAGATCACCAGGGGCAAGTCGAGACATCAACTCGACTACCACTCCCGCACTGATGCAGCTGGGGATGTCTTGCAGATTAAGAGCGAGATCGCCCGCCTTGAACTTGCTCATGCGAAAGTCCCCATCTGATCAGCCGCCGCCATGGCGTCAGCCTCAGTTTCGAAGTGAGAGGAAAGGACCAGCCTCCAGCAGGCGGCAAACACGTCGCGATAGAGCGGCTCGAAAGCCGTGTCGTCCATGCTCGCCCAACTGATCGACTTGGCTTCCTTGCGAACACCGTCAGGCGTATGGATCAGGTGGAAGTGACCGGCCTCAATGGTGATCCACTCGCGGAACGCCTCGCGGCTCTTCTCGACTGCCGGGAAGCGGCCCGCTCGATCAGCCTCAAGCTTGGCGATGTACGCGGCGACGGCGTTCTGCAATTGGCCAGGACGCCCATTCAGATCCTCGAAGTATTTGGCCAGCCCGCGGATGCCACGCATCTCCTGGCGCGGCACAAGACCACCTTTCGGCTCCCAGTACTCCCATGCGAGATCCAACATGGCGAAGAACTTGCCGTGGAACTTGGCATTGCGCATCCGGGTGAATTTCCCGTGGACGACCTGGCCGGCCTTCCACTTCTGAACGGTTTCGCGATCTGCCTCGGTCGCCGGGACCAGGCCCTGGGCGGTGCGGATGAGAGCGAGTTCAGCCACGGCGCTTTCCCTTCTTCTGCTTGCACTCCCGGCGCTGCTTGCTGATAGGCTTCTGCATTGCATCTTCAATCGACCAACCACGATTTAGCCGGCTGCGCAGAGTGCATTCGGGAATACCAAGCTGGCCTGCCCACTGAGAAACTGTTTGCCCTACCTAGATACTCAACGAAGGTGTTTCTTCTAGTGTTATTCATCTGTTCTAAGGCAGTTGCCCAGCGGCAGTTTTCCTTGAAGTAACCTGCGTCGTTGTCAATTCGATCAAGGGAGGTGGCGTCTGGCCTTTCGCCCATATCAGCCAGGAAGTTGGCGAACGTCATCCACCTTTCACAAACAGTGATTCCTCTGCCTTGGTAGTCGACATATCGCTTGTTAGAGGGATTCGTACAGCGATCAATCATGTTGCTCCATGAGCTGTACGTTGGCGTTCCGGTCATCCCGTGAGAAAACCGAGAGCAACCGCAACTGGTCGTAGTTCGGTTTCTCATCAGATTTCCTCGGCGCATAATGACTCGGTTACCGCAGTCGCAACGGCAAACCCAATGGGAAGCCTTGCCGCGCAGTGGGAGAATGCTTCAACAACCACCTTGCCCACCCGAAGCCCGATGATGCTTTCAGCGTCCATTGATTGCCTCCAAGTATTCCTGGCAAGAAAGGCACTTCCGAACCCCAGGAACGAGTGCCCGCCGCGCTACCGGAATCTCCTCGCCGCAGTCTTCACACTCACACAGGCTCTCGCCGACGTACTTGACTCGGGAGTACAGTCGTTCAGCGAGTTCTCGCTCGGCGTAGTCATTGGCGATGTCTACGATATCCATGTCACTCGCCCTCCCCTTGCAGGCTCTTCAGTAGTGCCTTGAGCTGGCGATAGCTTTCCATCGACTTGGCGTTCGATTCGCGTTCCTGCTCAACTGCCAGCGCGACGTCCTCGATGCGATCAGACAGGCGCTTCATGTGTTCGGCCATGCGGCGAGCTCGTTTGCCAGTTCGCCCAACATCTCCAGCGGGGAGGCGGAGCGCTTCGGCTCGGACTGGGTTTCGATCTTCTTCGCGGGCTCGCCCATCTTCGGCTCCTGAGGCTTGGTCTTTTTCTCGACTTGGATTCGTTGGTAGTGGTCAGTACCAGTGCGGCGGATCAGTCCGGAATCGACTAGATCGCGCAGGCAGCCCTGGACAATCCGAACGTCCGCGTGCTTCCGGTCATGTTGCGAAGTGCGGTGAGCACCTGGAACGAACGCCAGGGCTCAGAGATCGGTACGCACTCGTAGACCTTCTTCGCGATTCCGGTCTGGCCCTGCATGAGGGATTCCTGTTTTGCGGGAGTCACTGTTCAACCCTCCCCTCCGGCCAAATGCTCTTCACGACAGCGAGCGGGTCGCAGTCCTCCATCAGAATCATCGTGAACGGGGCGGCCCGGCAGAACTACCTTCCAGCAGCGCTTCATGCGGCCTCCTGATCGGCTTGTTGTTGTGGGATTCCGGAGTACTCAATCCACTGGCGCGGCTTGTGGCCTTCGCGCTCCATGTATTGAGCGGACGCAGGGTCAAACCAGAGCGGGATGGTTTCCTCGACGCCGGTCAGGCGCTGCTTGGTGATGACCATCTTCACGTCGGAATGAGATGCGTAGTACGCGCGGTCCTCTTCGCTACCGTCCTTCATGGCGACTTCTTTCTTCTTGTTGCGCCAAACGGTGATCACGTTGTCGGCCAGGTCGGTAAGGATTGCGCCACCACGAACGTCGAGTTTTCCTGGAAGCTTTGTCTCGTCGTCAGCCTTGCGGGTGGGCAACCAAATGGACGTGGACGCCCATTTCGTGGGCAAACCCGACGATGGCTTCCATAGCCTGCTTCTGGCCGTTGTAGTCGTCCTCGGCCATGCCCAGCTTCGCCAGGCTGTCGACAACGAACTGCTTCACCCCGTAT